TTAAGCAGCCATCTGATGATATTTTTCCCTGAAGGCTGCCGGGGAGATATTCCCCAGACGAGAGTGACGACGCTGACGATTGTAGAAAATCTCAATGTATTCCCGTATTACTGAGATGGCTTCATCCCGGTTATTAAAACGATAGTGGCTCAGGCTCTCATTTTTCAGCGTTCCCCAGAAGCTTTCCATCGGAGCGTTGTCGTAACAGTTACCTTTACGCGACATTGATGTTTTCAGACCAAACTGCTCCTGTATGACCCGGTAATCGTATGCGCAGTACTGTGAACCTCGATCAGAGTGGTGGATTAGCCCGGCAGGTGGGCGCTGGCTCCTGAGCGCCATAAACAGGGCTTTACCTGTCAGCTCTTTTGTCATGCGCTCTCCCATGGCGTAGCCGACAATTTCGCACGTATAAACATCTTTGATGCCAGCGAGGTACAACCTCCCTCCTGTGTGGCAACATACGTCAGGTCCGCCACCCAGACCTGATTTGGTGCTGTAGGAGCGAACGTCTGGTTCAGCAGATTTGGCGCAACTGGCAGATTGTGGTTCGAGTTCGTAGTCGCTCTGAACTTGCGTTTCTGCTTACAGCGTAGCCTTAGCTCCTTACGAAGACGTGCCAGTCGGTCACGACCAACGATGATGCCATTCTCTGCCAGTTCCGTCTGGAGCCGCCGGGTTCCATATGTTTCGCGAGTGCGGATATGTGCCACCTTAATCTCCAGTTTTAGCCGCTCATCACTTTGTTTTCTGTCTGAGGGTTCATGCTGTACCCAGTTGTAATAACCGCTCCTGGATACACCAAATACCTGGCACATCGCTTCAATGGGAAATTGTTGTCGCCATTGTTCGATTAACGCGTATTTTTCAGCGACTCCTGTGCAAAATACGCTGTTGTAGATTCAATTGGTCAACGCAACAGTTATGTGAAAACATGGGGTTGCGGAGGTTTTTTGAATGAGACGAACATTTACAGCAGAGGAAAAAGCCTCTGTTTTTGAACTATGGAAGAACGGAACAGGCTTCAGTGAAATAGCGAATATCCTGGGTTCAAAACCCGGAACGATCTTCACTATGTTAAGGGATACTGGCGGCATAAAACCCCATGAGCATAAGCGGGCTGTAGCTCACCTGACACTGTCTGAGCGCGAGGAGATACGAGCTGGTTTGTCAGCCAAAATGAGCATTCGTGCGATAGCTACTGCGCTGAATCGCAGTCCTTCGACGATCTCACGTGAAGTTCAGCGTAATCGGGGCAGACGCTATTACAAAGCTGTTGATGCTAATAACCGAGCCAACAGAATGGCGAAAAGGCCAAAACCGTGCTTACTGGATCAAAATTTACCATTGCGAAAGCTTGTTCTGGAAAAGCTGGAGATGAAATGGTCTCCAGAGCAAATATCAGGATGGTTAAGGCGAACAAAACCACGTCAAAAAACGCTGCGAATATCACCTGAGACAATTTATAAAACGCTGTACTTTCGTAGCCGTGAAGCGCTACACCACCTGAATATACAGCATCTGCGACGGTCGCATAGCCTTCGCCATGGCAGGCGTCATACCCGCAAAGGCGAAAGAGGTACGATTAACATAGTGAACGGAACACCAATTCACGAACGTTCCCGAAATATCGATAACAGACGCTCTCTGGGGCATTGGGAGGGCGATTTAGTCTCAGGTACAAAAAACTCTCATATAGCCACACTTGTAGACCGAAAATCACGTTATACGATCATCCTTAGACTCAGGGGCAAAGATTCTGTCTCAGTAAATCAGGCTCTTACCGACAAATTCCTGAGTTTACCGTCAGAACTCAGAAAATCACTGACATGGGACAGAGGAATGGAACTTGGCCAGACATCTAGAATTTACTGTCAGCACCGGCGTTAAAGTTTACTTCTGCGATCCTCAGAGTCCTTGGCAGCGGGGAACAAATGAGAACACAAATGGGCTAATTCGGCAGTACTTTCCTAAAAAGACATGTCTTGCCCAATATACTCAACATGAACTAGATCTGGTTGCTGCTCAGCTAAACAACAGACCGAGAAAGACACTGAAGTTCAAAACACCGAAAGAGATAATTGAAAGGGGTGTTGCATTGACAGATTGAATCTACAGTTGCTTTTTTTAATATATCTCGCTCAAGGCGAGCTTCATTTAACGCCTTACGCAGTTGCAGAATTTCAGATTCCAGTTCAGCCACCGTGCGGGAACCAGGAGTACCGAGCCCTTTTCTGGCGGCGGTAACCCATTGTCCTAAAGTGCCTTCAGGAAGAGATAATCGGGAAGCGCCTTCACTGATCGAAAGTTGATTTTCAAGAACCGTTCTGACAGCTTCGGCTTTGAACTCTTTAGAGTAACGTTGGGTTTTTCTGCTCATTATTAGCTCCTTCTGATGCCATTCTATTTCAGGAAGGAGTGTCCGTTAAACTCAGGCTACCTCAGCGTATCTCGGCATCAATGCGCAAACAGCCTGATGCCCTTCGCTACGACCGCCAAACTATTTTTGGCCTTGTCCGTGAGCGTCCGATCGACATTCACAAAGATCCCGTAGCACTGAACAAATATATCTGCGAATACCTGACGACAAAGGGCGTGTTTGAGAATGAAGAAACAGACCTGGGCACTGTTGATGTTCTCCAGTCATCAGAAACACAAACTGATGCAGTGGAAACTGAGGTATCTGATATCCCAAAAAATGAAACCGCGCCGGAAGCTGAACCATCTGTAGAGCGTGAGGGGCCGTTCTATTTCCTCTTCGCAGATAAGGACGGAGAAAAATACGGTCGCGCAAACAAACTCTCTGGTCTGGATAAGGCACTGGCTGCTGGCGCCACTGAAATCACAAAAGAAGAATATTTTGCCCGAAAAAATGGCACATACACGGGCTTACCGCAAAATGTAGATACCGCTGAAGATTCAGAACAACCAGAGCCGATAAAAGTTACCGCTGACGAAGTAAACAAAATTATGCAGGCAGCCAATATCAGCCAGCCTGACGCCGATAAGTTGCTTGCTGCATCACGTGGTGAATTTGTTGAAGGGATTAGTGACCCGAATGATCCGAAATGGGTTAAGGGGCTCCAGACCCGCGATTCTGTGAACCAGAACCAGCATGAATCGGAACGGAACTACCAAAAAGCGGAACAAAACAGTCCAAATGCGTTACAAAACGAGCCAGAAACGAAACAGCCTGAACCAGTAGCGCAACAGGAAGTGGAAAAAGTCTGCACCGCCTGCGGTCAGACCGGCGGCGGCAACTGCCCTGATTGTGGCGCGGTGATGGGCGACGCAACATACCAAGAAACATTCGATGAAGAGTATCAGGTTGAAGTTCAGGAAGATGATCCGGAGGAAATGGAAGGCGCTGAACATCCACACAAGGAGAACACTGGCGGCAATCAGCATCACAATAGCGATAATGAAACTGGCGAGACGGCAGATCACCCAATTAAGGTGAACGGTCATCACGAAATCACATCCACCAGCAGGACGTGTGACCATCTAATGATCGACCTTGAAACCATGGGAAAAAATCCTGATGCCCCGATCATCTCAATAGGTGCAATATTTTTCGATCCGCAAACCGGAGATATGGGACCGGAATTTAGTAAGACTATCGATCTGGAAACTGCTGGCGGAGTCATTGATCGGGACACCATTAAATGGTGGCTTAAGCAATCACGCGAAGCGCAATCTGCCATTATGACCGATGAAATCCCGTTAGATGATGCACTGTTACAATTGCGAGAATTTATCGACGAAAACTCCGGTGAATTTTTTGTTCAGGTTTGGGGAAATGGAGCCAACTTCGACAACACGATTTTGCGCCGTTCATACGAACGGCAGGGGATCCCCTGCCCGTGGCGTTACTACAACGATCGCGATGTACGCACAATCGTTGAGCTGGGGAAAGCCATAGACTTCGATGCCAGAACGGCTATTCCATTCGAAGGTGAGCGCCATAATGCACTTGATGACGCCCGTTACCAGGCAAAATACGTTTCAGTTATCTGGCAAAAACTGATCCCGAGTCAGGCTGATTCTTAATGTTCAACTGTCGCCGGTTGTGACTGGTATTCTGCAACCGGCGCTCGTCTGATGTAAGAGATAAAGAAATCGATGAGCGAAGTAATCATGATTGTCTCTCCCGGCAAATGGGTATCCGAAGAGCAGTTAATTGCGCTGAAAGGAATAAAAAAAGGTACGTTAAAAAAGGCCCGGGAAAAATCGTTTATGGAAGGAAGGGAATATAAGCATGTCGCTCATGACGGTATGCCATGGGATAACAGTCCATGCTTTTACAACCTGGAAGAAATTGATCGCTGGATTGAGCGCCAGGCATCAGCGAGACCAAGACGTCATCTTACTTGACTAAAAGCCACACTAACTAATGAGAGAAGTTGAAATGAAATATCCGACAGGCGTGGAAAACCATGGAGGGAAATTACGTATCTGGTTTGTTTATAAAGACGTAAGAGTCAGGGAAAATCTGGGGGTTCCTGACACAGCAAAAAACAGGCGCGTTGCAGGTGAACTACGCTCCTCTGTTTGTTACGCAATAAAAACTGGTGTTTTCGACTATGCAAAACAGTTTCCCTCCTCACGCAATCTGGAAAAATTTGGTGAGGCCCGACAAGATTTAACCATAAAAGAACTGGCTGAAAAATTTCTGGCACTGAAAGAAACTGAAGTCGCCAAAACATCACTCAACACATACCGTGCCGTCATCAAAAATATCCTGAGCATAATCGGTGAAAAAAATCTTGCCTCATCGATTAATAAAGAAAAATTACTGGAGGTTCGTAAAGAGTTACTGACTGGATACCAGATCCCCAAAAGTAACTATATTGTTACACAACCAGGGAGATCGGCTGTAACTGTAAATAATTACATGACAAATCTTAACGCCGTGTTCCAGTTTGGTGTTGATAACGGTTACCTGGCAGATAATCCGTTTAAGGGGATCTCGCCATTAAAGGAATCAAGAACCATTCCGGATCCTCTTTCGCGGGAAGAATTTATCCGTCTTATCGATGCGTGCAGAAATCAGCAAGCAAAAAATTTATGGTGTGTTTCTGTTTATACTGGAGTTCGCCCTGGTGAGCTGTGTGCACTTGGATGGGAGGACATAGATCTGAAAAATGGAACAATGATGATCAGGAGAAATTTAGCAAAAGACCGTTTCACGGTACCAAAAACACAGGCGGGAACCAATCGGGTCATTCATCTTATTAAGCCAGCAATCGACGCTCTCCGGAGTCAGATGACATTAACGAGACTGAGCAAAGAGCATATCATTGATGTTCACCTCAGAGAGTATGGCAGAACAGAAAAACAAAAATGCACCTTTGTTTTTCAACCTGAAGTGTCAGCGAGAGTAAAAAATTATGGTGACCATTTTACCGTTGACTCAATAAGGCAGATGTGGGACGCAGCGATAAAACGTGCCGGACTCCGCCATCGAAAATCATATCAGTCGAGACATACTTATGCCTGCTGGTCGCTGACAGCTGGTGCTAACCCGGCATTTATAGCAAACCAGATGGGCCATGCAGATGCGCAAATGGTATTTCAGGTATACGGAAAATGGATGTCTGAAAACAATAATGCACAGGTAGCTTTGTTAAATACACAGTTAAGCGAGTTTGCCCCAACCATGCCCCATAACGAAGCAATGAAAAATTAATTTAATATTTATCAAATAGTTAACACGCATGACTCTTGAAATCCATAAATTCAAGCGCAGTGCCCAGCCATCCCGATACTGCTGCTTTCACCAAATCCTTAGTGCTTCTTTCGTGTTTTTCTATTGTCATAATGGTTATCTCTAAAAAAGAGGTAAGATGCGTACTACTTACTCGCCGTTATTGGTATTATTCAGAAAAAGTGAGTAAGACTTTGCAGCAATGTTTTTGATCCTGTTCAAATAAACTAATGGCATCAGCAACATGCTGGAAATCAAACGTATGGGTAATTAATTTTTCTGGTTTAATTAACCCTTTACTTAACCAGTCGATAACGATCGGGAATTTATTTGCATTTAAGCGTGAAGAGAAAATAGAGAGTTCTTTTCCGGTAATTCCTTGCTGAATCACTTCAGACGGTTCACTGGAGAACCCCATCAATACAATACGTGCCGCTGGAGAAGCCAGCGTTACGGCCTCTTTCAGGATAGAAGGATGACAAGCCGCATCGATAATTAATGTCGGCTTGATGCCTTTTTCAGTGAAAATCTCGCCAAGCGGTGTCTGGCTGTTATTAATCGCCCAGTCAGCCCCGCTCTCTTTCGCTTTTTCCAGTCGTTCATCAATGCGATCGGCAACAATCACATTTTTAACGTTATAGACGCCTTTTAATACCTGAACGATCGTCAGGCCGATTGGACCGGCACCATAAACCAGAACGGTATCATTTTCAGTCGGTTGACCATGTCCGGTTACGTTAGCCGCAATGGTAAAAGGTTCGATCATTACCGCATATTGATCGGCCACTGCTTCAGGAATTTTCCACGCATTTTTTGCCGGAACCACGGCATATTCACTGAAACCACCGTCAGCGTGCACACCTAATACAGCCAGTGTCGTACAAACGTTCGGTTTACCTATAGAGCACGGATAGCAATGCCCACAGCTGACCACCGGATCGACAGCAACACGTTCACCGACTCTGGCGCTTTCCACGCCTTCACCCACTGCATCAATGACGCCAAAGAATTCATGACCAATGACGCGCGGATATTTCGCAAAAGGATTATGCCCACGATAAATATGGCTATCTGAACCACAAATTCCGGCAAGTTTCACTTTTACTCGTACTTCACCCGCTGACGGGGTGGGTATTTCACGTTCGACAATCGCCAGTTGATTCGGTTTTTCAATTAATATGCTTTTCATTATCTTACTCCTTACCAGTTCCACAGCGTGCCATCTTCCAGACGTGCGACTGGTAGATAAGCAGGTTCATAGGGATATTTCGCCGCCAGCTTTTCATCGAATTCGATACCAAGACCCGGTTTGTCTCCCGGATGCATATAGCCGTTATCGAAAGTCCAGTTGTGCGGGAAGACTTCGAGCATTTGTTCGGAATAACCCATGTATTCCTGGACACCGAAATTGGGGACCCACAGATCAAAGTGCAGCGCCGCAGCCATGCAGACTGGTGACAAATCGGAAGGACCGTGTGAGCCAGTACGTACCTGATACAGCGAAGCAAAATCGGCAATCCGGCGCATACCGGTAATTCCGCCTGCATGGGTCAGCGTGGTGCGGATATAATCGATGAGTTGCTCTTCAATCAGTTGTTTGCAGTCCCAGATGCTGTTGAAGACTTCACCCACTGCGATGGGTGTGACGGTATGTTGGCGAATGAGACGGAAGCATTCCTGGTTTTCCGCAGGCGTCGGGTCTTCCATCCAGAACATGCGATAATCTTCAATGCTTTTACCAAAGCGCGCCGCTTCAATAGGCGTTAAGCGATGGTGCATGTCATGCAGCAAATGTTCATTAAAACCAAACTTGTTACGTACCGCGTCAAACAATTTCGGCATGAAATCGAGGTATTTCTCCGTCGACCACAGCTGCTCTTCCGGCCACTGTCCTTTGGTTGCGGGTTCATAAGCCAGACCTTTACCTTTCGACATGCCGTAGGTGGTTTTCATACCAGGGATTCCGCACTGCACGCGGATGGCTTTGAATCCAAGCTCTTGATGACGGGCATAATCATCCAGAGCTTCATCAATACTGTGACCGGTGGTATGGCAATAAACCATCACCCCTTCACGAGACGCGCCGCCGAGTAACTGGTAAAGCGGCATGTTGGCAGCTTTGGCTTTAATATCCCACAGCGCCATATCAACCGCTGAAATGGCCGACATCGTAACCGGACCGCGACGCCAGTAAGCACCTTTATAGAAAAACTGCCAGATATCTTCGATACGGTGCGCATCGCGACCAATAAGCTGCGGACAAAGGTGATCCTGCAAATAAGAGGCCACGGAAAGCTCACGTCCATTGAGGGTGGCATCCCCAAGGCCCGTAATACCGTCCTCAGTGGTGATTTTTAATGTGACGAAATTACGCCCCGGACAGGTAACAAAAACTTCAGCCTTTACGATCTTCATGTTCGATTCCTTGCATCGCTTGTCGTGATGCATGAAATCTACGCAACTGAGCTACTACCATACAAGTATAAAGATCGAAAAAAGCCGGAGTGATCACAAAAAAAGGCGTATATTTGCGCTGTGAATGGTTGACAAAAGATGAAATAGAATACCTTTTGTCAGCTGACACTTCCTCTTATCTTATTGATAAAATGGATTTATGTTCCTACGTGCGCCCCCAGCCCGCAACAATGATCAACATGCCGCAAAGCGCAATCAACGCACCCGTCCAGTCATAAAGAGTCAGTTTCACGCCATCCACAACGCGCAGCCACATCAACGCCGTGCAGACATAAACGCCACCATAAGCCGCGTAAACACGCCCACTCGCCGCTGGATGCAACGTTAACAACCAGACAAACAGCGCCAGTGAAATCCCCGCCGGAAGCAACAGCCAGATACTGGCGTTTCGTTTTAACCACAACCAGGGCAGAAAGCATCCAATAATTTCACACAGCGCAGTAGCAAAAAATAGTAACGTTGTTTTAATCATCTTTGTCTCTTATTGACATCATGTATAGTTATAGGGCGACATAATATCATCAATATAAACACCCTCCTGGTACGTTTTGCGTCCGCAGTGGATGGTGTAGAATCACCTTTAATCATTCATACAGGGAATGAATTATGAAAATCACTCTCAGCAAACGAATCGGCCTGCTCGCTATTCTGCTGCCTTGCGCACTGGCATTGAGCACAACTGTTCATGCCGAAACTAACAAACTGGTGATTGAGTCTGGCGACAGTGCACAAAGCCGCCAGCACGCCGCTATGGAAAAAGAGCAATGGAATGACACGCGCAATCTGCGCCAGAAAGTGAATAAACGCACTGAAAAAGAGTGGGATAAAGCCGACGCCGCTTTTGATAACCGCGATAAATGTGAGCAAAGCGCCAACATCAATGCCTACTGGGAGCCCAATACTTTGCGCTGCCTGGACCGTCGAACTGGCCGCGTTATTACCCCCTAACCTGTTATTGATTTAAGGAATGTAAGGACACGTTATGCCAAGCGCCCACAGTGTTAAGCTACGCCCGCTGGAGCGTGAAGATTTACGCTATGTACATCAACTCGACAATAACGCCAGTGTGATGCGTTACTGGTTTGAGGAACCCTACGAAGCCTTTGTTGAACTCTCTGATCTGTATGATAAGCATATTCACGATCAGAGCGAACGGCGCTTTGTGGTGGAATGTGACGGCGAAAAAGCCGGTCTGGTGGAGCTGGTGGAAATTAACCATGTTCATCGCCGCGCAGAATTTCAGATAATTATCTCCCCGGAGTATCAGGGGAAAGGTCTGGCAACCCGTGCCGCCAAATTAGCAATGGACTATGGCTTTACCGTTCTCAATCTCTATAAGCTGTATCTGATCGTTGATAAAGAGAATGAAAAAGCGATTCACATTTACCGCAAGCTTGGCTTTTCGGTTGAAGGTGAATTGATGCACGAGTTCTTTATTAATGGTCAATATCGTAATGCCATTCGCATGTGTATATTCCAGCATCAGTATCTGGCAGAGCACAAAACACCGGGTCAGACTCTCCTGAAGCCGACCGCACAATAGCATTAATAATAATCGATCGTATTTTTGATGGTGTAAACCCGTTCGACGGCGGGTTTTACTCCTTCATCAACAATGATTAGCTGACAGTCCACCGGATTAGCGTGACTGTCATATTCACAGCTCTGTTTTACATTACCAACCCGTTGATTATTCAGTAAAGTAACCGCTGTGTAATCTAATTTTTTGATCGGATCCGTTGATGGCGTGGCGCTGACAGATAATGTTTTGTCGTTACTTTTCGTGGTTTTACCCAGCGGATAACCCTGATCATCATAGCGATATTCCATCTGCATTTGTTTGCTGCTGGCTTTAATCACGAAGCCATTATCATCGGTTTCCCAACTCACCCCGGCAGAAGGTAATTCTGCTAGCTGGCATTTTCCCTGTAAACGTACTCTCTTCTCCAGCGTCTCGGCATCACGGTAATAATTGGCGTCCAGTACCAGAGCGACCACGGTATTATTTTCCAGATCCAGTAATTCGAGTGAATCAAAACAGCCTTCTTCCGACAAAGTCCCAGAAACACGTTTCGTCACTTCACCTTGCTCATCCATTAATGTCTGAGTGAAATCTTTTACCGGACCACGCAGCGGATCAAAATCGAATTCATTAGAGAAACTGGCCATCTCAGGGGTAAATGAAAGTGTTACCTCTGTGCGGTCACATCCTGTGAGGAATATCGCGAGTAAGCATGGTAGTAATTTGTATTTCACAACAGTCACCAGAGAGTAGAGATGATTCTCAATCATAGTAGCAAATACAGTACTTTACACGTTAAATGCTATGCTTAAAGAAGTTATCTTCGCGTAAGGAGCTTATGATGAAACTCTCAACCTGCTGTGCCGCGCTTCTGCTCGCCCTCGCCTCACCCGCGGTACTCGCCGCGCCGGGATCCTGTGAGCGCATACAGAGCGATATATCACAGCGCATTATCAATAATGGCGTACCCGAAAGCAGCTTCACGTTAAGTATTGTACCCAATGACCAGGTTGATCAGCCTGATTCCCAGGTCGTCGGCCATTGCGCTAATGATACGCATAAAATTCTCTATACCCGCACCACCAGCGGTAACGTCTCTGCTCCCGCGCAGTCTAGCCAGGATGGCGCGCCTGCCGAACCGCAGTAACACATTATCGACTGAACGCCGGATATGACAAATCCGGCGATTTGAACATACAACATAATCCCACCTTATTACTCATACCCTTCTATTGATATGGATTAATAATTCTTAACCCAAAATGGGTAGACTCCCTCTATTGTTAGCGCGCTAAATATTCAATATATAAACTTTTATATAACGATAAAGAACAGGGAGTGAGTTATGTCCAAAAATGAACGAATGGTGGGCATCAGCCGCAGAACACTCGTTAAATCTACCGCGATAGGTTCTCTGGCGCTGGCTGCAGGCGGTTTTTCTTTGCCGTTTACCCTGCGCAATGCAGCAGCAGCGGTACAACAGGCCCGCGAAAAAGTGGTCTGGGGTGCCTGTTCCGTCAACTGTGGTAGCCGCTGTGCACTTCGTCTACATGTTAAAGATAATGAAGTGACCTGGGTGGAAACTGACAATACCGGCAGCGATGAGTACGGCAACCATCAGGTACGCGCCTGTTTGCGCGGTCGCTCCATCCGCCGGCGTATTAATCATCCCGATCGCTTGAATTACCCAATGAAACGCGTGGGCAAACGCGGCGAAGGCAAATTCGAACGGATTAGCTGGGATGAAGCCCTGGATACTATCGCCAGTAGCCTGAAGAAAACCGTCGAACAATATGGCAATGAGGCTGTATATATTCAGTACTCTTCGGGGATCGTTGGCGGCAATATGACCCGCTCTTCGCCATCAGCCTCGGCGGTCAAACGCCTGATGAACTGCTACGGCGGTTCACTCAACCAGTATGGCTCCTACAGCACTGCGCAAATTTCCTGTGCCATGCCCTACACCTACGGCAGTAATGATGGCAACAGCACCACGGATATTGAAAACAGCAAGCTGGTCGTGATGTTTGGTAACAACCCGGCAGAAACCCGCATGAGCGGTGGTGGCATCACTTATCTTCTTGAAAAAGCGCGCGAGAAATCGAACGCCAAAATGATTGTTATCGATCCGCGATATACCGATACGGCTGCCGGTCGTGAAGACGAATGGCTCCCTATTCGCCCGGGCACCGATGCCGCGCTGGTTGCGGGTATTGCCTGGGTATTGATTAACGAAAATCTCGTTGATCAACCTTTTCTCGATAAATACTGCGTCGGCTATGACGAAAAAACCTTACCCGCAGATGCACCCAAAAATGGTCACTATAAAGCCTATATTCTTGGTGAAGGTGACGATAAAACAGCGAAAACGCCGCAGTGGGCTTCGCAAATTACCGGTATCCCGGAGGACCGTATCATCAAACTGGCGCGTGAAATTGGCACAGCAAAACCCGCTTATATCTGCCAGGGCTGGGGGCCACAACGCCAGGCAAACGGCGAACTGACTGCACGCGCTATTGCTATGTTACCTATTTTGACGGGCAATGTCGGCATCAGCGGCGGAAATAGTGGCGCGCGTGAATCGACCTATACCATTACCATAGAACGCCTGCCGGTGCTGGATAATCCGGTCAAAACGTCAATCTCCTGCTTCAGCTGGACAGATGCTATCGATCATGGTCCGCAAATGACGGCAATCCGCGACGGCGTCCGCGGCAAAGATAAACTGGATGTGCCCATTAAGTTCATCTGGAACTACGCGGGAAATACCCTCGTTAATCAGCATTCTGACATCAACAAAACGCATGAAATTCTGCAGGACGAATCGAAATGCGAAATGATTGTGGTCATCGAAAACTTTATGACCTCATCGGCAAAATATGCCGACATTCTGCTGCCAGACCTGATGACCGTTGAGCAGGAAGATATTATTCCTAACGACTACGCCGGTAACATGGGATATCTCATTTTCCTCCAGCCTGTCACCAGCGAAAAATTCGAACGCAAACCGATTTACTGGATCCTGAGTGAAGTCGCGAAACGTCTTGGACCTGACGTCTATCAAAAGTTCACAGAAGGTCGCACGCAGGAACAATGGTTACAACATCTGTACGCCAAAATGCTTGCCAAAGATCCGGCGTTACCGTCTTACGACGAACTGAAAAAAATGGGTATCTATAAGCGTAAAGATCCCAATGGCCATTTTGTCGCCTACAAAGCATTTCGTGACGACCCCGAGGCAAATCCACTTAAAACGCCTTCCGGTAAGATTGAAATTTATTCCAGCAGGCTGGCGGAAATTGCCCGTACCTGGGAACTGGAAAAAGATGAAGTGATAAGCCCATTGCCAGTTTATGCCTCAACCTTTGAAGGCTGGAACTCCCCTGAACGTAGAACCTTCCCACTGCAACTGTTTGGTTTCCATTACAAATCCCGTACTCACTCGACCTACGGCAATATTGATCTCCTGAAGGCTGCCTGCCGTCAGGAGGTGTGGATCAACCCTATAGATGCGCAGAAACGTGGGATTGCCAACGGCGATATGGTGCGGGTGTTTAACCATCGTGGCGAAGTTCGGCTACCAGCCAAAGTAACACCACGTATTCTCCCTGGAGTTAGCGCTATGGGCCAGGGAGCCTGGCACGAGGCCAATATGTCTGGCGATAAAATCGACCATGGCGGCTGTGTGAATACGCTAACCACTCTGCGCCCTTCACCACTGGCGAAGGGAAACCCGCAGCACACTAATCTGGTCGAGATCGAAAAAATATAACCCACGACAACCATAAATTCTGGCATGACATTTTGTTTGAAAAGCAATAAGTGAGTAATGATGAAAATCCATACCACAGAGGCGCTCATGAAGGCTGAAATCAGCCGTAGAAGTCTGATGAAAACCTCCGCACTTGGCAGTCTTGCGCTGGCAAGCAGTGCTTTCACTCTGCCATTTTCCCAAATGGTCCGGGCGGCAGAGGCTCCGGTAGAAGAGAAAGCGGTCTGGAGTTCCTGCACCGTTAACTGCGGGAGCCGCTGTCTGTTACGTTTGCATGTGAAAGATGACACCGTGTACTGGGTGGAGTCTGATACGACAGGTGACGACGTCTACGGTAATCATCAGGTTCGAGCGTGTTTACGCGGGCGCTCTATCCGCCGACGGATGAATCATCCTGATAGGTTGAAATATCCCATGAAGCGCGTCGGCAAGCGCGGTGAAGGTAAATTTGAACGGATAAGTTGGGACGAAGCCCTGGATACCATCAGTGATAATCTTCGGCGGATCCTGAAAGATTACGGCAATGAGGCTGTACATGTCCTGTACGGAACAGGCGTAGATGGCGGAAACATCACCAACTCAAACGTCCCGTACCGTCTGATGAACTCTTGCGGTGGTTTTCTCAGTCGCTATGGCAGCTACAGTACCGCACAGATCAGTGCCGCAATGAGTTATATGTTCGGTGCCAATGATGGCAACAGCCCGGATGATATCGCCAATACGAAACTGGTCGTTATGTTCGGAAATAACCCGGCAGAAACGCGGATGAGCGGCGGTGGTGTCACTTACTACGTCGAGCAAGCCCGCGAACGTTCAAACGCACGCATGATCGTCATCGATCCACGTTATAACGACACTGCTGCCGGGCGTGAAGATGAATGGCTGCCCATTCGCCCTGGCACCGATGGCGCACTGGCCTGTGCGATTGCCTGGGTACTGATTACTGAAAACATGGTCGATCAGCCATTTCTCGACAAATATTGTGTTGGTTACGATGAAAAAACGCTGCCCGCCAACGCACCACGTAACGCGCATTATAAAGCCTATATTCTGGGCGAAGGGCCTGACGGCATAGCTAAAACGCCGGAATGGGCAGCAAAAATCACCAGCATCCCGGCAGAAAAAATTATCCAGTTGGCACGAGAGATCGGTTCAGCAAAACCTGCTTATATTTGTCAGGGTTGGGGGCCACAACGACATTCCAACGGCGAGCAAACATCCCGCGCTATTGCCATGCTTTCCGTTCTCACCGGCAACGTCGGCATAAACGGCGGCAACTCAGGCGTACGCGAAGGTAGCTGGGATCTGGGGGTAGAATGGTTCCCGATGCTCGAGAATCCTGTTAAAACGCAGATTTCCGTCTTTACATGGACAGATGCCATCGACCATGGTACGGAAATGACCGCGACCCGTGATGGTGTTCGTGGAAAAGAAAAACTGGATGTCCCCATCAAGTTTTTATGGTGCTACGCCAGTAACACATTGATCAATCAACATGGCGACATCAATCACACCCATGAGGTGCTTCAGGATGACAGCAAGTGCGAGATGATTGTTGGCATTGACCACTTCATGACGGCCTCGGCTAAGTATTGCGATATCCTGTTGCCCGACCTGATGCCAACAGAGCAAGAAGACCTTATCTCTCATGAATCTGCAGGGAATATGGGCTATGTGATCCTCGCCCAACCCGCAACCTCAGCAAAATTTGAACGCAAACCCATCTACTGGATGCTGAGTGAAGTCGCCAAACGCTTAGGACCAGACGTTTATCAAACCTTTACTGAAGGTCGCAGTCAGCATGAATGGATCAAATATCTCCATGCGAAAACGAAGGAACGTAACCCTGAGATGCCCGACTACGAGGAGATGAAAACGACCGGGATCTTTAAGAAAAAATGCCCGGAAGAACACTACGTCGCTTTCCGCGCATTCCGTGAAGATCCACAGGCAAACCCGTTGAAAACACCTTCGGGGAAAATCGAAATTTATTCTGAACGACTGGCGAAGATTGCAGATACCTGGGAATTGAAAAAAGATGAAATTATTCATCCCCTTCCTGCGTATACCCCAGGTTTTGATGGCTGGGACGATCCCCTGCGGAAAACCTATCCACTGCAGTTAACGGGCTTCCATTACAAAGCGCGTACCCACTCCAGCTACGGCAATATTGATGTGTTACAGCAGGCCTGCCCACAAGAGGTGTGGATCAACCCCATTGATGCTCAGGCACGCGGTATCCGTCATGGCGATACCGTGCGGGTATTTAACAATAATGGAGAAATGCTGATTGCCGCAAAAGTGACTCCGCGTATTCTGCCTGGCGTTACCGCCATCGGGCAAGGTGCGTGGCTTAAAGCGGATATGTTTGGTGACCGGGTCGATCACGGCGGCAGTATCAATATTCTGACCTCTCACCGCCCTTCACCGCTGGCAAAGGGAAACCCGTCGCACAGCAATCTTGTCCAGATCGAAAAGGTTTAAGGAGTAGCCCATGACCACACAATATGGATTTTTTATCGATTCCAGCCGCTGTACTGGCTGTAAAACCTGCGAACTGGCGTGCAAAGATTTTAAAGTTGGTTACGTATCGTTTAAAATCAATTAGATAGCCCGTCATTTCTGCGCTCACACGTCCCAACATTGAAAAACATGCAAAGCTTTGTAAGCCGATGCAAAGCTTTGTGTGTCTCACTTTTGTCCCAATACCAATCCGAATCCACCCTTTGTCATCATTGAGAAATGGCAAGGAAGAAAAGGATGTTACTGCACGATTTGACAAATCCGCCAGAGCTATCGCATACTGATCGCACTGAACAAATAAGCGGTCTCCGCACCCGATAGCTTTGCGGCTTTTTTATGCCTGCAATTTGGCATAGTTACATCCGTACAAAGGTCGGGTGGAGAGGCGTAATACAACACCCGCAAGGGGAATATGCCCAGAGCTTCTTATTTGGCTCAGTTGACACCCGACCGCCAGCTACTAACTGGCGGTTATAAACTAAACAAATAAGGAGGTCATCATGACCAGTCAACTCATCCCCGTATTCAACGGTTCTATCTCAAACCAAGCAGCCCTTCTATGCAATGCTCGCAATCTACACGCTTTCCTTGGGGTTGGTAAACGCTTTGCATCGTGGATAACAGAACGTATTGCTGAATATGGTTTCGTTGAAAATCAGGACTATATGATTGCTTCCCAAATTCGGGAAGCAAAAGGTAGAGGCGGTCACAACCGCAAGGAATACCACCTCACCCTCGACACAGCCAAAGAGCTTGCGATGGTTGAACGTAACGAAAAAGGCCGCCAGATACGCCGCTACTTCATCGAGTGCGAAAAGAAACTTCGCAACATTCAGCCAGTACAAACTGAGCAGCAATTCACAGCCGAAGAAATCATCCTCCTTTGCTACATGCAGCTCTGGATGGAAAAAGCCCAGGACCTCAGCAAACACCTGTATCCCATTATGAAAGAGCTGAACTCCTCATACACGAACAAGCTGTATGACATTGCGTTTGAGACCATCTACATGGTGACGAAGAACAGAGACGCGCTACTAAGGGAGGTAACACATCTCGACATGTCAAGTTCCGTTATCCAGCGGGCCATGCCAATGCTGAAAAGTCTGCGGGCAAGACAATTTGAATTCTGAAACCAAAGGAGCTTCGGCTCCTTTTTTCATGCCTGAAGGAAAGGAAAATGGCAGATATCATCGACAATGCCGCTGAAATCGAAGAATTGCAGCGCAATCTCTCCCTGCAAAAATACAAATCCGATAGTAATGCCCCATCTGCTACTCATTGTTGCGAGTGTGGCGATCCGATAGATGAGCGGCGACGCCTGGCTGTTCGTGGATGCCGAGCTTGCGCCAGTTGCCAGCAGGATATTGAACTTATCAACAAACAGAGAGGTGTGAAGTGAGCATAGACACCACTATAACGATCGATACGGCCCTCAACACAGGTCTGGCGCTTCTTGGTTATTTTTACATTATGTTCTGCGCCGGGCGGTGGCTATCGCTGTTGTTACTGAAAAAATGGAATAAATGCCGTAAGCAGGATCAACGCCAGAAGGCAATGAATGCGTTTTCCGAAGCCTTCGGGATTGACAGCATGGAGCCAGGAGGTCCAGCTCGCGTAATTAGCAGAGGTGACGTTGTAATTCTTGTATACCGGAGCGAAGAGAAAAATGAGCGAGATTAACTATCAGGTACTGCGTGAAAAGGCAGAAAAAGCAACGCGTGGTGAGTGGTCGCTCGAATATGGAGAGAACCGATTTGATGGTGATGATGCACTAATTCATCGCGAGGCTGCTGGATATATTCCCATTTGCAGAATTGAAGGAGCACATCCTGAAAGCGGTTTCGATGAAGATTTCCAAATGGAACAGCAGGCCAATGCTGAATTCATCGCCGCAGCCAATCCGGCTACCGTGCTGGCACTGCTGAATGAACGGGAAAGAAACCAGCAATACATCAAACGCCGCGACCAAGAGAACGAGGATATTGCGCTTACTGTTGGGAAGCTGAGAGTTGAGCTTGAGGAGACAAAATCAAAACTCAACGAGCAGCGTGAGTATTACGAAGGTGTTATCTCGGATGGGGGTAAGCGTATTGCTGAACTGGAGAAAAGCGAAGAGCAACTCATCAATGAGCGTGACCATGCTGAGTCCGCTTTAGATGATATGTACTTTGCAGCAACAGGTAACAGGCCGGAGTGGAGCAACTGGTTCGGCTTTTCAGATGCTGTCGATGCCGTGGTTGACAGAATTGCTGATTTAGAAGCTAAACAATGCATTGAAGAGATGAGTAAACAAAGTTGCGAAGCTCGGGAGCGTGATTTGTTTGAATCATGGGTAATGCATTCAATTTGTATTTCCAAATCGACGCTTGAAGGATTGCGCACCGAAACTGGATACCGTAACGCGACCTTATCAGGAACAGACTTCAACCGCATGTGGGAACAATGGAAATCTATCCGCGCCGCTGGCATTTCGCATCAAAGGAGAGTGAGATGGCGTTAACACACCGAGAACTCTGTCAGATTGCGTACAAGTTCCTTAAGCGCAACGGGTTCAAGGTTTGCTTTCATGACCGCTTTATAGCCGTAACCAGTACCGGAGAACAGCCAGATGCTATGGGATTCAGAAATTCAGCATCATGCCTGATAGAGGCGAAGTGTTCTCGTGCTGACTTGTTGGCAGATAGAAAAAAGCGTTTCCGTAAAAATCCGTCTCTTGGAATGGGCGACTGGCGATTCTTTATTAGTGAGCCGGGAATTATTTCAATTGAGGATTTACCACCTGGCTGGGGATTACTTCACGTTGTTAACGGAAGAGTACGGAAAGTACATGGGTGGCCCAAGGGTAATTGCTGTTGGGGTAATCCTGACGATAAGCCATTTACTGGGAATAAGCAGGTTGAATGCGATTACATGTTATCTGCATTAAGGCGCATGGAGTTGAGAGGGCACCTTAATGAAATATATGACGGTGTAATTGTTAATAAGAAAGAAGGAAACGCGGCATGATCACTATTACCAAAGAGCGACTACTGACAATCAAGCAGTGGCGCGAAACATACGGACCTGGTATCCGGTCGTACATCTTCTGCTGGTCTGCATACGGCATCACCTCACCCGAAATTTTCCCCAGGAAGGGCACCTGCTGTTCCGGTATATCAATACCATTCAGCGATTTCACCGCCGCATCCGTGGTTTTGGAAATGAAGCGCCCTGTCCCTCCGGAGATATAGTCAATCCAGAATTTCAGCGATTCCGGTGTGATATCCACCGCGCCGGGACGATACTGGCTGCCACCTGAGAACGCATTCAGCCAGAATGCAAACGCCTTGTACGCTTCTGGCGTTGAACGTCTTCCCAGCTGGCTGTCAGGTTTTGGTGTACCAAACGGCATGTTCTCCTGGTAAATCTGCGCCCCCATGAAGTTTTCGTTCATGGCAAGATTCGCAAACGGACGCAGAATTGTCGGTGCTGCATTTTTCAGCAATGCCCCGGACAGCGTTTCCGACGTCTCACTGCCAATCGGGCTGAATGCCCCCAGGATACCACCGACAACATTACCGGCAGCACGGGACGCCGTCAGGTCACCAGCAGCCACACCTTCAGAGGTATGCCCGAGCAGGAAGAAAACGTTGTACCCGTAAGGCAGAGGAATACTCCAGTACTCTCCGGCCCTGCCCCCGAACATCGATTTCATAATGACGAGGTTACGCTCTTTCACATGATACGGCACCTTGTCGTACCAGTTAACCCCGTCATCATCCTCACCCGCCACACTGCGGTTAAGCGAGCCAAGCAGATAACCCGCTCCCACAGCTGCAAGCGCGATTTTCTGCGGTACATTGAGATTCTTCCAGCGAAGGCGCTCCAGTAACGGCCCGTCGCCATTAAGATGTCCGAGCGTTCTCACCAGGTTTGCGGTCCCCTGAATGCTGGCGTTGGCAAACATATACAGCGAGTTCATCAGCGCTCCCTGCTCACCACGACGGTTAAAGTTCACCGTCATGTTTTTGGCAAGAGATGCCGCCTGCTGGCGTGACAAACCGGCATCACGGGCGTGTTTATAGGCAGAAAGACGCAGAGCGTTTTCAACCGCGCCGTTGGCATCCTCGACCAGGTTCAGGAACGAATGCCATGCACCGATACTCTGGCCTTTCCATCCGCCCTTCGCCAGCGACACAAGGCGATCCATTTCCTTCTGCTGGCCTTCAAGGTCACCCATGTTAAACCAGCCGGTTTTACCTCCGTCCTCAACAAACTCTTTCCACACTTTCTGCCACTGTGCGCCTTTGCCCGTGAGGGTTTTACCCCGCAGACTTGCGTATACGGCTGACATGGCGGAACGGCTGTCTTTCACCACAGCCAGCGCGGATAAGTTATCCAGCCCTTTCAGTTTGCCGTCGCTTCTTCCCTGCTCAGCCTTCAGGTTCATCACCGCAGTCTGCACGTCACGGATGAAGTTACTGACCAGAAATTCCGGGTTATACGACGTGTTCACCGTTGCCAGGAAGCGGTTAACTTTCCCCAGCGTACGGATTACGGCGTTACTGGTTTCCGGCCCCATGTTCTTCATCGCACGCATCAGGCGCGGATCATGAAGTTTAATGTAGTAAGTTTTGCCGTCCTTTTTGGTGGTGAAGTAGCGATCCGCCATCATTGCCATCGGCACAGGGCGCTCGACAACTTCGCGAATGGTTTCACCAGTTTCCTGGTCCTTGCGCTCTGCAATCACACGCATTGTATCCGGTCTGTCATCAGTGAATACCTGCCAGTAATCCTTGTCGGGATTATCCTGTACCAGTTTCAGGAAGGCGTTACCCACTTCATTTTTGCGATTGCGGATCAGCGATTCACTCAAATCCTGTATCGCCTGAGTGGAAGGAGACTGTGCGCGGGATGCACGCCCCATGGCCTGCTTACTTTCACGCCCGCCGATGGTGAATCCCTTGCCTGTACGTGGCTGTGACACCACACCGTCAACATCCTGCCCTTTCAGGGGGACGTAGTAACGGTAGGCTTTCTGCCAGGCATCCACCACGCCGCTCTCTTCCAGTCCTGCCTCACGGATAATCTCACGGCGACGGGCCAGCATATCGTCAATAATCCCTGCCAGACGGTCATACTGTGCCTGTTTGCCGCTGTTACGCACACGCTGCATGATTTCCGCCGCTTCCGCGTTGGTCATCCCCGAACCGCCGTCCGGCATTTTCGGGTTGATTTTCGCAATATGCGCGTTACGTTCCGGCGCGTGACGGGCGTAGAGGTACTCATCCAGATCGGCCTGCGCAATTTTGTAGTCCGCCAGCAATTTGGCCAGCGGCTGAACGTAGCGCTCCTTCATTACGTTCAGGTCGTTTTCCGCCTTCCCGTGGAAGAGTTCTTCAGCCATATAGGCGTTATTGCTGTCATCTATTTTTCCGCCAGTTTTACGGATATTCTCCTGCACCGCCTTCAGCACCTGGAATTTATCCTGCATCTGGCGAACAAAACGGGATGCAATTGTCTCTTCCGGCGTCAGACTGCTGGTGCGGGAGTAATACGGCCCCTTGCGAATATCTTCAGGATAGAGTATTTTATCAACAGAGCCGCGATAAGAATGTTCCCCTTTGGGCAATTGGAGCCCTCTGTGCAGAAGGTTATCGCGGCTTAATTTTTCTCTCCGGTACAACGTTAAACCGGTCATTTCCATACTCTTCAGTTTTTTCCCGTTTTCCGTACCGTAAACAGATGCCACCTTGTTGATTTCCAGGCGCGACCGGACAGCCTTCATGTGTACCGCTGACACCACCGGATCACCATTTTTATCCACGGCATCAAGCAGCATCACAACCGCGTTTCTTTCTGTCGCGGAACGGTAAATTGCATCCGGATCGTGCATCAGTTCCGGTAGTCTCTCGATAACATCCATCGGCACCACATGTTTCACACCATTGGTGGCCTTACGCACAGTGTCGCGGGAGATAACCAGCGGCAAATCTGGTGCGCCAAGGTGACGCAATACCGGCGGCGTACGCCCGATGTTTACCGTTAAATCCGTTGAGCGCAGAGACTTCATCATTCTGGCAAGGTCATCACGATAACGCTCGCCCTCACCTTCCGGCACTTTGAACGGATCAGGCTTACCGCTACGGGAGTACTGAGACGATGCGTCCGCGCCATCCTCACGCGGCGTGTAACCTTCCCGCACACGCTGGCCTAACGTGCGAATAGTTTCGCGAACAAGTCTGATATCGTTCAGTTCCGTCGGCTTCAGTAACCCCGTACGACGCAGTACCCCTTTGACCAGGGCAACAACACGCTCCCATGCCGCCACGAATTTAATCGGCTGCTTCTCTGCCATATGCGCCAGAAATTCACCCGCCTGCACTTCCGGTGATTCCTTACCATAAGACGCATCAACCTTACGCCAGACTTCACGGATGGTGGCGTTATCACTGTCACGGGTTTTCAGCACGGTCTTAATAATCGTCTGATATTCCGCTGGCGTGACTACATGCTCCATTGCATGGTGAATAATCTCGTGACGTAACTTCTCGTGAACGGTCCGCCCGTCAGGGATGTTATCCGCCACCAGGACAATTTCACGTTTATCCGGACGATAGAACGCGTGCACCTTGCCGTAACCGTCGAATGATTCACCCGCCAGTGCTTCAGCCTCTTTCTGTGACTTCACCACGCGGACCTTCAGGTCACTGTCCTTAATGCCACTAATCACGCCACGGGCAACAGCTTCAACCTGCGGGACCGGACTGCCTTTGGCTTCCGCACTGCGGTTAACATCCGAAATCAGATTGCCTTCAGGTGTGCGGGTCACGCCCTTACGGGAATAAAACGCAACTCCCTTGTCCGTCTCACGGGTTTTCAGTGTTCGGAACAAGTGATCGAATGCCTCACGAATACCGCCATCCAGTTCTGCATTCGTCGGATAAGCGTAGGTGTCCGGCTGTCCATGGTCATCCGCCTTACGGATATTGACCAGATAATCATTCTCCACGCCAGCCATACGCGCTTTATCCTGAACATAACGCTCAAAGGCTCGCGCCGCCATTTCAACATCCGTTGACCAGTACGGTTTTGAACGAACGCCATCCAGGCGTTCAGAACGACGCAACATGTCACTGCTGTTAATGGCTTTCATCACGCCTTTAAACGCGTCGTAAACCTCCTGACGTACCGGATATTCCGCATCAACATACCTGCCGTCTTTAAATACGCGCCCGGCACGCTGTGCTTCCGTCATATAGTCGCCACCTGACGTGATCTTCCCGTCAGTGGAAACATCATAACGACCAAAATAATTATCCAGTGAATGGAACCATTCGTGGGCCAGCGCCCCCGGTCCGTTACCTTTTGTCAGGTTGATTGCCACCTCACCCGGCTCATAGTGTGCCGCCGCCTTACCCTTACCACGGGCACCAAAAGCAAGCCCAAGACGACCGTTCAGAGAAAGCGCTTTTGTCGGCACGTTCAGCACGTCAGCCAGGTCATGCAGCGAGTCATAAGCCCGGTTCAAATCAGCCTGACGACGCGGACTTTCCACATAATTACCAAACTGCACACCACGAAAACCAAACGCATCACTGAACTGCTCCGGCGAAACATCCCCCTTGCGGCGTTCTGGTCCGGTACGATCGCGGTTGGTGGCGTTACGCTGCTCCTCACGCGAGACTTCACGCAGCGCCTTCACCTGATTAACCAGCTCATCACGATGTGTGCGCACATAATCATGTGCATCACGGGCAGACTCAAAACCGCCCTTCAGTTTCTGCCTGTTTTTGCCATAACCGATAAAAATGTCGCCACTGGCCTTATGCCGGTACACGTCAAAGGTTATTCTGTCATCAGCAGAGGTTGCTGGCGTTTCCCTTTCTCTGGAGCCTTGTTCATCGAAATATGCTTTCGCCTTTTTCAGTAACTCATCCCGGCTTTCCGAGAAAAAGAGGTCGCGCCCCTTGCTATCACGAAGCGAATACATCATTTGCGGCGGATCGTAACGTTTTCCCCCGACAAACGAATAAACACCGGACCTGACACGATAGCCGGATGCTTTATCAATCTGCAATGCAGAAAGCGTACGGAGCAGTTTCCAGGTATCCGACATGCTCCGTAACCCCGGCTTTCCGGCTGCATCCCTGCCGCGATGTATTTTTTCTCCAGCCCGGCGGTCAGCACTTTTCGCAGAGTGACATCACCCAGCTTTTTAGTCACACCGCCTGCAACCATATCCGGTACAAGCGCACCAATCAGGTTAACCCCTTTCGCTACCCAGACCGCTGAATCATCATATCCTTCAGTCATCGGTGTATTCAGCGCCCGCTGCGCCCCCGGCGACATCTTGCCAGTCAGCCATTCATCCGAGGCTTTAGCGCCGCCACTGACTGCCTTGCCTGTGACCTTCAGACCTTTACCGACAGTATCAGTAACCGCATTTTTTCCATCAGGCAGAGTGTCGATGACCTCATCCGCCCCCTTGCTGCCACCGACAAAAATATCCTGAACAGTTGCGACTCCCGGCAGCCCCATACGGCTGAACTCATTTAAAATACGTGCCCCTGTTTTTACCGGGCTCTGAATCATCGCATCACCGAGTCCACGGGCCATTTCCCCTGTCCCCCGGACGGACTGGGCGACACCTTTCCCCATAGTTGGCAATACATCGCCCAGGCTGAACGACGTGCTGTTGTCCTTCCAGCGATTGGGATCGGAGAAAAACACATCATAGCTGTCAGTCTCTCCCGGCTGCTGAATGTTCAGGCTGTTGCGGCTCTGGTTGCCAAATTGCGCTTCAGGGCGCTGTTCATCGGAATAAGCCATACAGACTCCATAAAAAAACCCGGCACAATGACCGGGTATCAGGAAATAGTATTAACGGGAATGGTGAATTACTGCGCGTAATTCTGTTTCAGACCACGGATAAACTCAGATGCAGAGGCCGCGCTATCATCCCTGGCCTGTTCCCCCCTGGCCTTTTGAATACGGAGAAAATTCGCATACCCGTGTTCCAGCAATTTCTGATTCTGAGGCTCCAGCATTTCTGGCTGACGGGAGGCCACTTCTCTGGCAAATGCCTGCTTATCCGGATCATCACCCGCCCAACTGGTAATCCCTTGTTGAATTTTTTGCTGCTGAATTTGCTGCTGATACTGCGGCAGTCCCATCGAAGCATAATATTGCGTCACTGCTCCCTGCGCATCACCGCCGTCCTGTGCAACCTTTATCGCTACCTGGCTGGCTCCTTTCTGAAGTTGATCCGCAGAAAGTCCCTGCTGCTTCGGCGTGAAATAGCCGAAATTTTTCGAAATTTCCGCGAATTTACTGCGATCCCTGACAAGCTCAACAGCCTTATCAACAGGCACCGCCAGCACGGTTTGATCATCAGGATGTGCACTGCCGTATTCCGTAACGGGTTTATGTGCTGTAGAGCCATCACTGTATGTGAGATCAAGGCCGATAAGTATGTACCCTTCCTGCTGTGCCGGTACTATACTGCCAATCCTGGCCTCTTTTATCGTCTTTTTCCCGGTTGAATCGGGCATGCCAATACGCTGTTGCAGTTCCGGGCCAAACACCCCGGAAAGGACATCAAGATTCTCCGGCGTATTAAGTGAAGCGATAGCCCTGTCTGGCTTGTCATCAAAGATTTTTTGCAGGTTGTTCACGGCCTGACCCGCTTTCGCTACATAGCCATCATTCGCCATCAGCCTCAGCGGATTACCCTCTGACAACTGGCCGTAAAGACGCATTGCTGCATCCCGATCGCCAGCATCCACAGCCTTTCCAAGCGCCGCCATCACAGGCTGATCGCGCGCCAGCATATCGTTATACTCAAGCCGTCGCTGGTTGTATTTCTGCATCCGGAGTCGCTGCTGCTCCATACCCAGCGACGCATTCCGGTAATTCTGGTTGGCGTTAAACTCCCTTTGCGGGAATTTCTCACAACACGCTGCATATACCGGAGAATTTTGTCGTCCATTCTCTCACCAGAAACGGGTGCCATATCGGCTGAACCTCAGCAACCAGTTGACGGGGACTTTCGTCCCCGTCGCGGTTTTCCTACTGCTTACACTGTAAGAACGCCGCAAACTCCGCTCCCCACAAATTCAGCCGGAACTCACACAACGAGCCGTGTAACATCCAGATGGTGAAGATTACCGTCATACAAATTGTGACGGTGATGAGCGATTTTTGCGACATAGCGCTTGCCTCCTGAGTGGAGAGGCGCTAACCTTCTACTTGCTTAAGGTATGATGGTTAGGGCCTCGGGTTAAACAAAATGTTTGACTCGGGGCCTTTCCACATCAGGCCTTCAGGTTCACCTTCCAGCCATCAGCCGAAAGGCACCCGCGCATAATCTACGATTTTTGCCCTGCACGGGCAACAAAAAACCCGCCATCACAGCGGGTTATGACATGTTGTCGGGTATTACTCAGAATTTCAGGCCAATGCCTGCAAATAAACCATCAGTTTTCCAGTCGCCAGAGCCTGAGCTTTCATAAGTGACGTCCATAGTAACACTTTCATTGAAGTTAAATTGCGCGCCGACAGACCATGCAATAGACGTTTTTTTGGTGCTGTTACTTTCAGAAAAACTACCTACACCACCATTAAGATTGTCGTTAACTTTCAAATCATAAGTTACTTTTGCAACCGTAACACCTGCCATTGAATACACACTGAGGTATTCATTAAACCGCCACGAAGGACCGGATAGTAGACTCCAGTAATTAGCCCTGATATCAGTTCTCGCTGAAGCTGCCGGTTTTTTTACCTCTCGTGATGGATCGGAAGGCTTAACATCAATGAATGCCTGTGCATTAGTCATGGATCGAGCCCATGCAAAAGAGGTTATAACACCGATCTCATCCGTAATCTCATAACGATACTTAATGTTCATTCCCAAGGGACTTTTCTCTTTACCATCATGGCCCCGGACAAACGCATCGTCATATTCTCCAGGTGAATTGAAATAGTTTTTATTCACAAAATTGTTAAAGGTATCAAGGTTATGAAGACTTAAATCCTTAACAAAATTATTCAGCCCGGATAGCTGAAGGTGAGCGAATCCAAGGGATACGGTACTATCACCAGATGCAGCATGTGCCTGTGCAGTTAATCCACCTAAGCCCAGAGTTGCGCACACAAGAAATTTTGTGATACTTTTCATTTTAAGAATCTTCCTATATTAAAAACATTGTTCTCTCTGTCCTTTCCACATTTTTGATTATTTACCATCCTGCCTGGAAATAAAAATAAAAATTTTTCTTAAAATGATTGATAAATTTTATTGTGCTAATCATACATTGAAGTATTAATAACAAGAACTTTGTCTACATAAGGCTTTCGAATATCCCATGTTGCACCACCTGAATAATGCTCACAGGAATATATTTTATTTCCTGTAGCGCCAGTGGATGTGGTATAAATCGGTCGGTCATAAGGAGTTCTTTTCCAGTTATAATACCCGACCAGTGCAGGCATAATTGCGCATGGATATCCAAGGTCCTTTTCAAATTTGATATCAACAGGTATTAACTTCGCGTCAAGCAGCATCATTTCGCCATGGTAAATCATCTCACCCAACGGATTATACATGGCGATACCATACTCAGAAGGTTGAGTAACCATATTCGCAAAAGCATAAACAGTCGTAACACCAGGATTCGTTCCCCTGACAATTTGATGAAGCCTTAAGGCATGATATCCATCAATCTGTTCATGCGTGTACATGACATCGGCCTTCTTCTCTGTTCTGATAAAGAAAAAACAACTTTTTCCTGACGGAATTGACGTTTTAAAAAAAGCCTTCTCAGTCGCCGGAATAGTTCCCTTATTGATAAGACACTGAGGCGTAAACCCCGGGCTTATCCACAAGCTGCCATCTGGTTTCGTAATGCTTAAACCATACATACAACTCACCCCCAGAATGTATAAATATATGACCCCATCCCCTGCTCAAGATTTGACCACATCACCGTATTGCCATTAATGGTTATCTTCGGTACTTTCCGGTCCTTAAATACATTATTCCACGGAAATAATGAACAGACTGCCTGCAATGTTTTCCCTTCTGGTTTATTCGTATACGTTTTTGATCCCGACTCCGCCGTAAACCTGTCCAGGAAAAATATGGGAGTAAGCACGCCCGTAACATTAACATTATTTCTGTTGTATATTGCAAAACCATATTCTGCCAATGTCAGCCTCCGGCTCAGCTTAACCTGCCTATGCGAACAGCCAGGCGTCCGTTCTGGTCATAAACTTCAATTTTATCATTGCGGATCACCAGCCCCACATTCTGATTAGAGTAACGAATTGTCAGTTGCCCTTGTGACGTAACACTGAAAAGGCCTCCAATATTCAGGTTACCCTGAGAATCAACCTGAAAGTTTCCGTTTTGAATAACGGCACTCCGAATAACTGGCGAAGTGATACTTACCCCGGCTTTTACCTCATCCGCCACAACCTTCCGCGACACCAGTGTTTCAATCACCGCGTCATAAATCATCGCTTTCGGGATCACTACCTTGCCACCTGATACCGCAAACGGATAGGCTGTGTTATCCGGATTATTCGGGTCAAAGACAAACAACTGCGACGCAGAAATTGCAACCTGACTTACAGGCCTGCCTTCACTGTCTTTTCCGGCGACAATCCCGATCCCCGCAGTGATGCCATCAACTCCCGCTTTTTTTGACCACATCGCAAGGAAGGCCTCACCGCCTTCTTTATCCAGTTTAGTGATGCGCTTGTCGACCTCATTAAGCGATTCACTGGTTGACGAATCCAGTGTGGTTATGCGGGTTTCAATACCACCAATCGTTCTTGTCGTTTCCTCCCTGAGAGCCCCCACAACTTCGGTTGTCTTAATTGCCGCATCCTTTACAGCCTGCCCCTGCGCGTTTTTTATTTCCTTGCGAAGCTCTTCTATGACGGGAGACTTCGCCGCCTCTTCTTTTATCTGGTCAATCACCGCCTGAACTGATATCTGTGTCTGTGCTGCCACGCCTGCCACTGCGTGCCACGGCCCCTTCACTCCCGCTGCATTGACAAAGCGTATCCAGTAAAATCCCGACCAGCCCGGGTCAACCGGATCACCATAAACCTGCCCCGGTGTCGTGGCAACCAGCACAGCATCTGAAAGGTCGTCCTTCGTTCCCCGCCAGATTTCTGTCAGTGAATGCCCCCGATAATTGGCCACATCCCATTCCAGAAGAACTGAACCAAATCCTCCGGTCGCCTTAAAATTCAGTGGTTTTGTGGGAAAATCAACAGCCATTAAGGTGCTGTCAATGTCAACTCCTGGATTCAGTGCATATGAGGTACCCGCACCACCCTGTGTACGACGTCGGGCAAGTTTAAGGCCAACCAGCTCTTCACGGGTCACAAAAGCATGACGACCGTCGCCACGCTGCCCGGTGCCAATTTCCATATTTTCCACAACAGCGGATAAATCCTTCCCCGCCCGCCACGGTTTTTTGCTCATATCGGTAACTCCGACATCGATGTACTCAGGGTTATTCGTTCCACCTGCCCAAATCCGGATACCATCACCTGCCAGTTTTGCCCGGTTGCTGCCGGAAGTCTCACCACACTTCCCTTAAACGTACCCGGCGCAAAATGAATAACAGGAACATCATCAGCCATAACGGTGATCCCCACCCGCTCAGGTGCTGGAGATTTCACCCTGATACAGGAAAAAGAGGTTCTTTCAGGCAATGAAAAAATTTTTGAATGCCACCTTATCGTGGACGGCAGAGAGCCCCCAGCAAGCACTGACATTTTGTCTCCTGTCACCACGCGCATCATATCTTTTGCGAGATCAACCCATGCGCAGTCAAACGGTGTACTGAGATAGCGGATATCCATGTTCACCGGGCTGAAGACAAACACATCCTGCTTACCATCAGGTTTCGTGTAACAGGCAATGTACTCACCACGCCATGAGTAAGCCACAATGGACGACGGATTAAACTGACTCTGCCACTGTTCTGGTGAAATGATTTTTCCGTTACCACGGCTGTACTGCCGCCTGCATCAACCGATACCAGGCCATTTGTTCCTGCATACAGCACGAATCCCTCCATCGCCACCATACTTCTTCGGCTCAGGCATGCCTGCATGGAAGGGATTTTGGAACCAGAAATTGTGGACGGTGATACCCCACTGAACAAATAAGGCTCCCCCTTTGTCGCCACCACCAGTGACGTTCCCAGCGGACAGATAGCTACAATATCTTCTGCCGTCGTGTGACGATTCACTTCCGGCCATGCATACGGCAGATACGCTTCCGAAAACATCACTTCATTACCGGCAAACCCGGCGGCAATACCGTTAGCCATCAGGCAAAGGCCTGTCATATTCTCTGGCGGCGGCAGGTAATCCCATGTTGCCAGGGAAGGCCCAAGGTTTTTCGCCGGTATTTTGTCCGTGTAACTGAGCACGGATGCATCCAGTTCAGCCACAAGTAAAAAATCCGCCTCCCCTCCACCTGATGCAGAGCGATAAATCCGGCGACGTTTAATACTGGCATTCTGCAATGGCACCGGAGCCAGCGTCAGTTGTACCGCAGTTCCCGGAGTACGGAGTGTTACCTCCAGAGACGCCGGACCTGGCGGACCTTCTTCACCATAATCTGAGACAAAGGTTTCCGTATAAAACCGGGTTTCATCATCATTCGGGTTATCGTCAGAAACATCACCGCCCTGCTGAACAGTACAGACAGGAGCTGTCGTCGGCGCGGGGATCCCAAGACGATACGATGATGTCGGGTGATTCCCGTCCCCTTTTGTGGCAATGGTCGCATCCGTCACTTTAGGAAAACGCCCGTCAGTGTAGTAAATACGCCCGTGGGGGTCCTGAGCGATCGGACTGCGGATCACATCCACCACATCCGGCCATGCAAACCAAAAATCGTCATGGTAATGAAAAATTGTTTTTGGCTTAATTGTGAATGTTTTCTCAACCTCTGACATCTCGTGTTCAGGCGTGATCACGCCATAGCGAAAATGACAGTTTTCTGCCAGTACAGCAGAATTATCAGGAAGCATAGATGCAATAACGCCTGGCATCATCCCGCGCATAGTGGTTATATCGATATAAGGCATGGTTATCTGGTATCCGAAAATTTGAATGGCAGACGAGGTGGAATAATTAATCCCGGCACAATTTCACGACGTCAACCCGTACAGGAGTCGCTCTTACCGCCCGTCCACATGCAGGGAATTCGCAATGTTCGGCGAAAATGGCATCGTAAATGAAGCATGTAATCGCGCACGGGAAAAATATGGATTTCCAAAAATCTGAATATTCTCCGCCGTGCAAAAATGCGAACAACATCACTTCACTAATCAGCCTGATATGGCATACTTAGCACGCCAACTATGATAACAAACTAATACCCTAAAACTCATTACATCGGGACTGGCCGTGGTCCCGTTTTTTTTATTCAGCCAGCAGGCCATCCGACAACATAACTGCGGATCGCCTTCAGGTCTGTCAGCGCCTCAACCTCGGCTTTCATCTGCAACTGCCGTGTATTAATCTCCACTCCCTTCGCAAACATCGCTAGCTCTGTCGCTTCACTCAGTGCCATCAATGATGCTGCCGTCATTGGCACATCATTATTATCAGCATCCGTCCGGAAAAATTTCTCTGGCAACTTAAAACAATATCCTATATATCCGGCGTCTCCGGTATGTAGAACGTGAAGTTTTTAAAATTATTCATTTACCATTTAACTAATTTTTAGATCCTGGGGTACTCCCGTCTTTTTCATTGCCTCCACGAAAGCGGAACTAACAGAACCTGACCAGTAATACTGGAACCCACTAACAACGCCCTGATAAATCATGGTTTGTGTAGCACCACCTACGTTTACGGTGATGTTACCTGCTTTACCACCGGCTAAATAAACAGCAGCTGTCGGTGTAGAGTTCGTCAAAAAGTGAGAAAGTGTAACGACAGCCCCTACCAGCCTCCCTGATCCGCAGCTTGCGGCGTTTGTAATTGTACCTTTACTTTTTCTTCTAAAGGCCAGTCAGCGCCAACTGCGCCCCAGTTATCAACCTTGTCAGAGGATTTCCATTTATAGTACTCAGTTGCAATTTTACAGCCCATAGTTCGCCCAACCATTTGGCTCATCATAAAAGGTTTACTCAGTCCCAGTTTGGTTCCGGCGGCTCCCATCCACTGCTCACCTGTTTCGCTCTTAGCCGAAGAGCCTACCCATCCCGATGTTACCCCCATCTCATCTCCCCCTTCTGAATGCGTGGGGTGAGTGTCACCCCACAATTTAAATTCAGTAGAAACCAGAAACTACAACAGCTGTCGTTTACTTCTCCCGGAGTTCTTTAATCTCATGACGAAGTGTTTTAAAGCCCTCGACTAACAATGCAATTATGCCGTTGTAGTTAAGACGCAGACGTTTTTCACCAGATATAACGTCTGCGTCTTCAGTTACCAGTTCAGGCAATGCTTTTTGTGCATCCTGAGCAATTAAACCAACCGACGTTTGCCAACCGTCGGCAGAGTACTGTATCTCGTAAAGATAACCAGTAAGTGCCTCCAGACGATCTAACGCATTATCCAGTTTTACCAGATTTCGCTTGTTGCGTTTATCCGAACGGATCTGAACATCGTTAAATGAGCCGTTTCCGGTCACCGTCAAATTGCCATTAATACCACCATTAAAAGTTTGTGCCTGAGTCCATGTATTGGCAGTAGTAAGCAGTTCTGTTCCTTGCCCGGGGGCTCCAGTGTCTCCCTTCGGTCCCTGTGGCCCCGCCGGACCTGCTGGTCCAGCCACTCCCGGATCACCTTTATCGCCTTTCGACCCCGGCGCACCTGCCGGACCTGCTGGTCCAGCCACCCCCGGATCGCCTTTGTCACCTTTTGGCCCCTGTGCGCCTGCCGGGCCTGCTGGTCCAGCCACCCCCGGATCGCCTTTGTCACCTTTTGGCCCCTGTGCGCCTGCCGGGCCTGCGGCTCCCGTATCCCCTTTCGGTCCCTGTGGGCCTGCCGGACCCGTATCGCCCTTGTCTCCCTTCGGGCCGGGAACGCCACCACCTGCAGCAACCTCTTCTGCCTTCTGTCTCGCCGCCTTGGCCTCATCCATTGCCGCCTTCACAGCCTTCGACGTGGCAGCCTTTGTTTCGTCATTACTGGCAGTATCACTACTTAGCTGCACAATTCCCTTCTGTGCCGTCGTCGCGTCCACCACATTTGCTGCGCTGCCCGCCGGACCAGGCTCCCCGCGGGGGCCCTGAGGCCCAGCTTCGCCTCGTTCACCTTTCGGACCTGCCGGACCTGTCGCACCGGCATCTCCTTTCGGTCCCTGCGGCCCCGCCGGGCCTCTCTCTCCTGCAGGTCCGCGTAGCCCCTGCTCTCCCTGAGGCCCTCGTTCTCCCGGCTCACCTTTTTCACCTGCGGGACCGGCTGGTCCGGTGTCACCTTTAGGTCCCGCATCACCTTTCGGCCCGGGTGGTCCCCCCGGGTCTCCGGGGGCTCCTTTTTCACCTCTGGCCCCGGTTTCACCTCGTGGACCAGCAGGCCCCTGAATCCCCCGCTCTCCTTGCGGCCCCACCGGTCCTGTTTCACCGCGTGGTCCTTGTGCGCCTTGTGGACCTGTTTCTCCACGAGGGCCTGCATCACCTTTCGGTCCGGTATCACCTTTAGGGCCTCTGGCATTCTCTGCCATACGCCTGGCCTCTTCAGCACTAACCGTAGCAGCCTCAGCACGTTTAAGAACGTCTCCGGCGGCCTCATGAGCCACTCTGGCGGTTTCAGCATGTTGTCTGGCATCATTCGCGTCTGCTGCCGCGGCCTTTTCAGACTCGCATGCCCGGGTCGCCGCTTCTGCAGCTTCACTGGCTTTTTGTCCGGCTTCAGCCGCCCTGCTGGTTGCCGTCTTTGCACTGTCAGATGCACTCTTCGCACTGGCTGCTGCACTGTCTTTTGACTGTGTGGCCTGAGTGTTTTTTGTCGCCGTGTCTTCATTCAGGCGACGAATAGTGGCAAGGTCATCAGCCACATTATTCTGTATCTGCCGGAAATCTGTCAGCAGTTCTCCGGGTATGCTCACCTCAACAAGACTGCGGCGTAACAGCATATTGAGCGTCACCGTACTTTCGGTCCCCTCAATACGCACACGTCCGTAGACAGCAGTCTTCCCTTTCACCGTCACCGAAACCGCATACTCCCCCGGATCCATCGTCATTCCGTAATATCCACCTTCACGGGTCACTGCCGACGCACTGGTGCCGCTGAGCGCATCCGGTGAAACTGTCAGCGCCGTCAGGGTAATATTTGCTCCTGATATCGCCTCACCATCAGGAGATTTCAGCGTCCCCGAAACAACAACACTCACACTCAACCTCCGTTAAACACTTTTTTACGGGCAGACAATGCACTGTCTGCCCCCTGTTTGATCCCAAGTTGCTCAACAAAACTCTGATAATGCTGCGCAGCCAGCCCCGATTCTGCGCCACCGGCAGCATCCTTACTGAAAGCGCGAAACAACATCCAGTCCACCAGTGGGTTAACATAAGCATCTTCCAGTGGAACTGGCGTATCATCGTCCTGCGTCAGAACATACACTGCCTCCGGTATGCCGGTAATGATTTCTGCCGTATGCGCCTGGTTGAGCGCATCCACATAACGCTGTCCCTGTGCCGCGGCGACATCCCGTTGTGCGCCAGCATTATCCCGTTGCGCAGCTGCCTGTGCCCTGGCAGCTTCTGCTTCCAGTTTAGCCACCCGGCCTGCCATTTCGCGCATCTGCAGTTCCTGTTGTTGCTGCTCCTGGGCCTGTTGCTGCTGAGCGGCCTGCTGCTCTTCCGGGGTCATCTCATCCGGTGATTTTGGTGTCCCCAGCGCCGCACGAATACGTTCGACAAATTCCTGTTTCTGCGGCACATCCAGAAGGTTAACCCACAGGTCGAGCACGACGGCCTGCACCTGAGGTGGCAGCCCCTGAATATCCACGGTGTCTGACGGCGTGGGTGTTACGCTGAGAAAAAGCATTTGAAGGTGGCAAAAGTCTGGAACCACGAGTCCGTTTCGTTTCTGCCAAATTTGCGCATTTTTCATCACAACCATCATCGCCTGAAGGCTCGTCATGACTGGAGTTGCCGTCAGATTTCTGCGCACTTTTTTGATCATCAATTTGCGCATTTTTCTGCGCACTTTTCTCTGTATTTCTGGGGGAGTGTTTGCGCAGTTTAATGTACCGCCGAGCCGTGTCATAACTGATATTGTTCTGACGGCACCAGTCCTGAAGCTTTATGCCGGTTTTGACATGTTCGCGTCGAAATGCCTGCTCCAGCTTTTTCCAGTCCAGCTTTGCCATGTCACCTTCTGACGTTCTCTGTTAAAAACTGATGCACAATGACTGCTGTAAATTTTCAGATTTCACACAGCAGAGCCATGTCTGATTAATGTTTAACCTTATTTAGGTTATATCCGCTTCATTCCACTACAGCACCAGATAGGCTGCCTCGCGGATAAATGCCAAAGTCTCCTGATATAGAAACCCGTCGCCACATCGAGCGCTGATCAACATTTGTATATTCACTGCGACAGAAAGAATTTATTTTATTGAATAGTTAGAAATACAGAATTGCATGCTTTATAAGCATTGACGCACACTTCATTTTTAGCAATATATTCTGTTCTCATAGACGATCAGCCCTGCATGCACTGCCGGACACCGTCGGCAATTTTACAGACCTAAGAGGCAATACCAAAAAGCTAACGCGCTTTATCAAGACTTGAACAACCAACCAATAAAAAAAGCACCAGTACCGCTACCAATGCCCATTTCGTCGTTGTTCACAGCATTCTGTGTACCCACTGTATTTCGCGTCATATCACCACGTCAGACAATCCTTAAGGATTACATAAGATTTACGCATAATAATGCCCATTTTCAACACAGACAAGGGAATTTATATGTTAAATCAAACGCTAACAAAATCTCTTCTTATATTTTTACTTGTCATAATCGTTTCTGTATCCATCATATACATTGTAAGAACTCCAGTCAGACTTGATGTGAACGATGTCACTGAGATTAACCAGAAACATCCCATTATTTTTCTCATCCGGCATGGGGAAAGATGCGATCGCTCCCAAAGAATATGTCTTTCAGCACATGAGGGAATCACAGTAAACGGAGCTAACAAAGCTCAACAATATGGAGATAAATTCAGAAGAATGTTTCCATACTACAGTCTCTATTCTACAGACACACTCCGAACAATGCAGACAGCCACTTTTTTTCGGGAGGTAAGACAGCAACTATTCCGGACATATCGACATGTGATGATAACGCAGTAAATAATATCCTTAAAATATCAAAATCAGATCATGTTACTGTGATTTTCACACATAATCACTGTCTGTCCAGAATTGCAAAAAAAATGAATGGATGGAGATTTAAACCTGATTATATGGGCACACTGGTTCTGCATCGGGAAAATCACAATCTGATTCTCGACGGACATTTAAAACCAAACGAGCTTACCCAGTGATCCATTTGTTGATAATGCACTGGCATTGATTCAGGTTATATCTCTCCTCATAAAAAAGGCCAGCGATTGAGCTGGCTCTGTTAATCGAGGCATTGCATCCTGATGTACTCCTGCAGGTAGTTAACCTGCGCGGTTATCTTGTCGATTCCACTTCGGAGACGGTAATAATTGAGTTCAGCATCTGCTGTAAGTCCTGAGCTTTCTCCATCGCCCATGCCGCTGGCTCCGGTCGTTGACTTTGCACAGGTGGCGGCGACTTGCAGGCGCTTACGCCCAGCAGAAACATCAGCACGGAGACTTTCAATAGTCGCGTTAGCATCAGCAAGCTCCCTGGTGTATCTGGCATCGAGTGCAGCAACATCACGCTGGCGCTGCTGTATGTCAGCAATGGTGGCGTTCGCCTGGCTGAGTTTTGTCTTCGCATCATCTCGCTGCTCTTTGTAGGTGATGGCGTTATCACGGTAATGGTCTGTTGCCAGCCACAGCGATCCACAACCAAGCAGCAGGACAATAAGCACGCCATACAGCACACGATTCATATCACCACCAACGGATTGCCCAGACCAGAACAGCAATTGCCACAATACGAATGGCAAAAGCTGCCGCTCTTGTTAAATCCAGACTTGCTGGCGTCTCCACCTCAATGCCTTTCATAATGGACAACCTCAGAAAGAATCTTTTATACTTCCTCACAGGGAAAGAACCTCCCTACCCATAATTTCTCCCTTGCCTTATTCAAGGTCAGAAACACAAAACCCCGCTTGCTGCCAACAAACGGGGTTTTTACTTTTACTCACTTAAATTTTGCCAGTTCGCAGGATTTCGTGTTATCCGTTCGCGTTGGTCAACGGCATTTTTCAGCAGAATATTCTGCTTATCTGTCGATACTCCAGCACGCCAGCGCGCTCTCCTGGTCACGCCGCGATACCTGCCCGTAACAGTTATTTGAGCGCTTCCGACAGTCCCTGCCGCCGTCATATATCCATCGGCGGATTTCAGCACATGCACCTTTCCGGTCTCCTGCGTTCAGTTTCCGGTAAAACGTTGAGGTGAAGCATTTCGAAGGCCCGATGTTGTACGGACAGAATGACGCGATGCCCGCTTTCTGCGGTTCGGTCAGTGGCACTCTGATGTTTTTCTCCACCCATGCCAGCGCCTTATCACGCTCAATGGCGTTAACCCGGTCGCATTTTTCCTTCGACAACTTCATGCCCGGAACGACAGGTTTGCCATCCACCAGGATGGCACCGCGGCAGATAGTCCAGATACCCGCACCATCACGGTATGCCGTGGTGTGGTTACCTTCTTTTTCGTCAAGAAACTGGTCGAGGATTTCAGGCGCAGAAGCGCCCGCAGCAATCAGCGCCAGAACGACCGCTGATAAACCATAGCGGAATTTCCTGCTCATCAGCTTACTCTCCCCGCGCCGCCTTACGCCGGTCCTCTTTGATTTTGAAATACAGGTTAGTCAGGTACGTCAGCAGCCCAAACAGCAGACTCCCCAGCACGCCTATTGCCGCCCACTGAGACGGGGAAACCCTGTCCAGCAACTGCAGGAACCAGTAGCCCGTTCCCACCGCTGACGTGGTGTATGACACACCTGTTGTGATTTTTTCCATCTGGTACATACCCCGTCTCCCGCAATCCGGAAGCTCACAACAATATAAAGACCACCGGCACACACCGATGGTCCCTTGCGCATGCTTACATCATCATGTCGCTGTCAGGTGTAGGTTCACCGCCATCTGAAGCACTCCCGTCACCCGCGATACCTTCCGGCTCAGGAACCGCTGGTACGCCCAGCAGCTCATCCAGAATGGCATCCACTTCTGCATCAAGACGCGACTCAAGGTTCTGGCGAAGTTTCTGTTTCAGTGCGCTCCGGACTTCTTCAGAGCGCAGGACTTCCTTCACTGCCTCTGCAGTGACCAGGGATGTGATTTCTGACATGGGATTTTCTCGCTGAAAGGGGTTGTTAAGGAGTAACGGGCTCTTCGGGTTTGCTTCCGGCTGACTGACTGGCGCTGATTTTCTCAGCGGCCCTTTTATCAATCTGCCTGCACCAGAAATCGCGCACAGCCCTGTACCCACCCGAAAGAAGATACAGCACACAGACCGCCGTACAGAAGTACAGCATCACCTGATGAATAAATGTCATAATTTCTTACCGTTATGGTTGACAATGAGAATTGTTTTCATTTAAAAACCAATGTACGAAAGCATCTTTTCTTTACATTCTCCATTGGGATTACCTCCGCCAGCTTCCATTCCTGCCGCTGGCGGCTTTTTTTAGCAATTATGCGGCTGCTCCAGCTTTGTTTGCTTTAACTTCCACCGTATCAATAAGTACAGGGTAGGTTTCTGCACTACCTGTAATATCCGTAATGACAAACCTGTTGAGTCCATTAGCAGTATTGGCCCATTTCACCAGGTCAAACGCCTGTCCATCCACACCATCGAGCACCGGAGTAACATTAATGCTGTTACTGCCCTTAAATTTAAATGCAAGCGTATGCCAGTCATGGTCGAATGCGCCAAACGTGCCAAGTTCTTTTTGTTGATTAACTGTATGATGGTATGCAACATTAATACTGGCTTTATCTGTCTGGACAAAGAAAGAACTCAGATGGCCTTCACCACCCTCACCCGGCCATTCCGCTATTCGCCAGTACAAACCAAAGGCATACTTGTTTCTGGTTGTCTCAAGATTGACGTTTTCGGGGATTTTAAACCGGACAGCAATTTCCCCGCCTTTTTCCAGTAAAAGTTTTGCCTTGTCTGCAGCAATATCACAGTACATTGACCAGGATTTCGCGCTGTTATTTTTCTCAATTCGCAGAGCTTTATTGCCGCTGTCATCAACCAGTGTGCGCCTGCCATACACACCGTCCCAGCCATAGGGTTTCAGCTGATTGTCTGTAGCTTTTTTGGCATCGTAAAAAATTACAGACTCTGAGGTGGTAACCGGTCTGTCTGGAACAACCACCCCGGCAGTACCATTAACAAACGCAGAAGACTTACCCGCGCAGCTCAGAATCGCAGTTGCCAGACGGTCGGAAATAATCCCACGGCGAGCCCATGAACTGAAATGGCTCGCCCTGTCCTGTGACGTCCAGGTGGCTGAGCTGTCACGCCATTTCGAACCGTAATAACCGATACCCGGAATGTCCGGGTCTTCTTCCGGTTTGTTCGTCGGCACATTCACCCCGTTCTCATCGGTCATGAACGGTACGAAATGGATATTCTTTTCCGTTTTATTTTTATAGCTGCCGTACACCGTCTGGTACGTGGATTCGTTCTTCTGCTTCCAGAAATACGTCGTGTCCCCGCATATCCAGGGAACACCGCCAGCAGAGCCACCGACGCACTGGCCTGCCATATCCGCCAGGTCTGCACGGAATTTATCAACCAGCGCACCAAACTGTGCGGCATGATTTGCCGGCGTACCGCCAAAATCAAATTCCCCCTGCATCCACACCACGGCAAACAGCACATTTTTCGGGTTCTTCTCCAGTGCCGCTTTTGTTCGACCGATAAGGTCCTTATACAGCGGCTTGTCCACACCCCAGCGGGTTGAATTCTCCGAGGCGCCACTCGCGTCACTGTATGTGCCATCAGCTCCGGTGGTGAACGCTGAACCACCACGACAGCACGGAACCAGCAGAATGCCCGCATTCGCCGGTATAAACGGCAGCAGTTTTTTGGCGATATGCAGCCCCTGCCCCACGGTTCCGTACTGCCCCTTTGACAGGTCCGCTTTCGGATGGTTAAGACGGCTCATGTCCTGCACATCATGCAGACAATGGTCCGCCGGAATGATGTCGTTATATTTGCATGCTGCACCGCCCGGTGTCACCGTACTGCGACGCGCTAACTGTTTAATACGTGGATCAGGGCTGTCGAATGTATCCGGTAATGGCAGTCCCTCACCGTATGACATACCATTGGACTGACCAGCAAGCGCGATCACATAGTAATATTCTGGCGCAACAGAAGGCGCTGAGGTCGTCGGACGGTTGCCTGGCTCCTCTGGTGATGAGATGCTCCCCTCACTCACAACTGGCTGGATGAACTCCGCACCATAACCAGCTGTCGAAATCAGCGCACTACCATAAGGCTGCCACCCTTCCTTCAGTTTTTGAGTTATTCGTTTCGCAAGGTCTGACGGCGACGCCGCCCTGACAACATCATAGTGTTTAAATGCCATGAATCCTCCCGGCCGGGATAATATTGTGAGTAAAATAAGGAGCGGGCTGAAGTCCGGAAGTTACAGGACAATGGCAGAAGGGAGACTACAGCCCGCAATTCGAAAAAGGTCGCGCAGTTGCGCAGAGTGATTACTATGGGGTATTATTCGCCAGCTGAAATATTACTTCACGTTTCATTGTTCATTCCTTGCCGCCCGCGTCTCCCAGCGCGGGCTTTTTTGTCCATAAGAAAGCCCCTCCGGAGAGGGGCTGGAGAGTGGCGCTATGTGCCACTAAACCCGCGTCATTCTCGTTTTGATAATCAGAGATTATACCGTCACCAGTCGCCCCTCCGCTCAGGGGGATTCACCATGCAGTTTTTTCTAACAAATTCTCATCCGGGCAGACAACATTCAACTGACTTAATTGTGAGGTATGTAACATTCCCGTTGAACGGATACAAAAAAAGCCAGCCACCAGGGGAGGCTGGCAAACTCGTAGAGCAAAATGCTGTTACGCAAACTTCGTTACAGGGTTATCCTGCAATACTTAAAATATACAATATTTAGAAAACTAATAGTGCTATATGAGATTTTTAAGATTTTGTTATTAATTGCGGTCGTACCTTCCTTTCTGTGTACTTTCCGTATAGCTCACAGGATTCTGGGTACAAAAAAACCCGCGCATCGGCGGGTTCGGCTGCGTGGCAATGTAACCACTCTTATCATGATATGCAGATTTTTACGATCGTAAACTATTTTTTCGCTGATAAAATACAGAGCTTCTCCCTCCCGGCAATTCACGCTCAACATACCGATCCATCTCAAGCCTCACTCCCAGCATCATCAGCATGCCTTCAACAATCCCCTCCGCTTTGTGAAGGCGTTTACCTATACAGGTGTCAGAGCACCCATGTTTCCGTGCCAGCGCCATGAACGTCTCCCCCAACACGTAGTAATCAACCAGCAAGTCATGCAGATCGCGATTGTTCCGGTACCCGAGCATTTGATGACGATGTCGATTTTCAGGAACGCATGGCAGAACACATCCGCTACATGGCTGAAACCATCGCCCGTCACCAAATTAATATTGATTCAGAGGTATAAAACGGATGAGTACAGCACTCGCAACGCTGGCAGGGAAGCTGGCTGAACGTGTCGGCATGGATTCTGTCGACCCACAGGAACTAATCACCACTCTTCGCCAGACGGCATTTAAAGGTGATGCCAGCGATGCGCAATTTATCGCATTGTTGATCGTCGCCAACCAGTACGGCCTTAATCCCTGGACGAAAGAAATTTACGCCTTCCCTGACAAGCAGAACGGCATCGTTCCGGTGGTTGGCGTTGATGGCTGGTCCCGCATTATCAATGAAAACCAGCAGTTTGATGGCATGGACTTTGAGCAGGACAATGAGTCCTGTACATGCCGGATTTACCGCAAAGATCGCAATCACCCGATCTGCGTTACCGAGTGGATGGATGAATGTCGCCGCGCACCATTCAAAACCCGCGAAGGCAGAGAAATCACCGGACCGTGGCAGTCGCATCCCAAACGGATGTTACGGCACAAAGCCATGATTCAGTGTGCTCGCCTGGCCTTCGGATTTGCTGGCATCTATGACAAGGATGAAGCCGAGCGTATTGTCGAAAATACTGCATATACTACAGAACGTCAGCCGGAACGCGACATCACCCCGGTTAACGAAGAAACCATGTCGGAAATTAACGCCCTTCTTACTTCCATGGAAAAAACGTGGGATGACGACCTGTTGCCGCTCTGTTCCCAGATTTTTCGCCGCAACATTTACACATCTTCAGAACTAACACAGGCTGAAGCTGTGAAGGTTCTTGGATTCCTGAAACAGAAAGTCACAGAGCAGAAGGTAGCAGCATGACACCGGACATTATCCTGCAACGTACAGGGATCGACGTGAGAGCTGTCGAACAGGGGGATGATGCGTGGCACAAATTACGGCTCGGCGTCATCACCGCTTCAGAAGTTCACAACGTGATAGCAAAACCCCGCTCAGGAAAGAAATGGCCTGACATGAAAATGTCCTACTTCCACACCCTGCTGGCTGAGGTTTGCACCGGTGTGGCTCCGGAAGTTAACGCTAAAGCGCTGGCCTGGGGAAAACAGTACGAGAACGACGCCAGAGCCCTCTTTGAGTTCACTTCCGGCGTGAATGTTACTGAATCCCCGATCATCTATCGCGACGAAAGTATGCGCACCGCCTGCTCTCCCGATGGTTTATGCAGTGACGGCAACGGCCTTGAACTGAAATGCCCGTTTACCTCCCGGGATTTCATGAGGTTCCGGCTCGGTGGTTTCGAGGCCATAAAATCGGCTTACATGGCCCAGGTGCAGTACAGCATGTGGGTGACACGAAAAGATGCCTGGTACTTTGCCAACTATGACTCGCGTATGAAGCGTGAAGGACTGCATTATGTCGTGGTCGAACGGGATGAAAAATACATGGCTGGTTTTGACGAAATGGTGCCAGAGTTCATCGAAAAAATGGACGAGGCACTGGCTGAAATTGGTTTTGTATTTGGGGAGCAATGGCGATAGCCAGTAGCAACGAGGTGCAAATGATATGACAATTAAGGAATACTACCGGTGTTCGTTCTGATCCAGCGCGGGCAGTCTTTCGTCGATGCCAACAACTATCCGGTTGAAGTCTGCAAAATCACTCTGACGCAGGTAATCTTCCGCAGGCTGGATGGGAGAACCAGAGCCGCTTCAATTAGCGCATTTAATGCAGAATTTGAGCGAATCGATCACAACGAACTACACATGATTAAAGCAGAAATTGAGAAGGAAAAGCATATTGCCAGCCTTCGAAAAATGCGCCGCATATCAATCAACTGA